AGTTGTTTCTGGTTATTTAAATTCTGCTCAAGGTTATGCTAATGAGATTCAATCTAAAATTGGTATTGCTCAAGGATATATTGCTGAAGCAAATACAAGAATGCAAAGAGAATCTCAAAAATATCAATGGTATCAATCTCAGCAGCAAAAATTACAACAAGATTATAACCAAGGAGTAACTGCTCTTATTGGAGCTCCTACTACTCAACAAGAAGGAAAATAATGAAAGTTAAAGATATTGTTCAACAAATTGAACGTAGTATGGGAAGGCAACCTGATAAATATATAATGAGGTTGATTAATGACGCTCTTCTTGATATTGCAGCAGAAAGACAACATAAAATTGATGATGTTAAAATGAATTTACAGCAAAATCAGAGATGGTATGAACTTGATGATAAAATGATTGATATTACACGAGTTGAGATTAAAGATACCAATGATAGATATGTAATGATTCCAAGACTTGCAGATGCACATAAACTTTTAAAAGAGGATGAATATTAATGGCAAGTAGCAAAAGAACTTATCCAAACGATTATTTTGCATGGTATAATAATGATGACAAAATCGCTATTGTAACTCTAATGACTTCAACAGATGATGATTCAGGGACTAATGCAGGAGAATATGATACATATAGTGATGCAAGTGTTTCTGCTGGATTAAGAATACATTATCATGCTAAGTATTCAGAGGTAAGAGATATTGAAGATGATTTATATAAAGATATTGGTCTTGACTCAGGCATGCATTACGCTATCTTATGTTATGTAAGAGCAAGGTTAATGGAAGATGCTGGCCAATATGAAGCAGCTCAATATCATAGACAGATGTTTGAAAAAACTAAAAATGAATATCCAATGAGAAAATCAGGAATAAGAGTATTAAGTGTACCAAGGATTTAGGAGAATAAATGGCAACAACAATTAAAAATGCAACATTAAAAGTAACAATTAAAGAAGAAATTACATTAAATGGGTCAAGACAAGATTCTGAAAATATATTAAGAGTATCAGATATTAATGAAATGCAAAAAAGGATATTAACAGTAGAAGACGCTACAAATGGAACTGTTATTTATGGTGGAGCCTCTACAAAGGGAGCAGGCCAGTTTATATCAAGTAATGTTAAATATATAAGAGTTACTAATCTTGATGATACTAACTTCATTTTACTTCATTTAGAAGGAAATTCTCATTATGCTCAATTTAAACTTGAAGCTGGTAAAAGTTTTATGTTAGGGACTCCTGTAGGATTTGATAATAATGCTGATATTGATAACTTTTCATCAGAAACAATAACAAATATAACTGCTAAAGCTGACACAGCTGATGTGGATGTAGAAATAGTTGTGGCTGCAGCGTAATGGTAGATTCTTTAAAGACAGTTGCAGTAAGTGCAACAGGAATAGGAGTAACATGGATTGAATGGCTCCCAGTTGTTGTGAGAGTTGCTGTTGGGGTTGCATCATTTGTTTATATATGCGTAAAGATACGTAATGAACTAAAAAAATAGGATTGTTTGAATAAAACAAAACAAGATAAAGGTGTAGTTAAAAGAGTATTTGTTACACCAGATAAACATTTTCCACTTGCTGATAAAAAAGCAATAAATGTGGTAAAGAAAGCAATTGAGATTGTTAAGCCTGATGTCTATGTGGATTTAGGGGATGTTGGTGAATGGCATGGATGTTCTCACTGGCAATGGAAAAAAAGAAAAAGACCGCCCTTAGAATATCAAATCCCTTTTATAGACCAAGATGTTAAAGATGTTAATCGAGGAATGAATCGTATTGACAAATCTTTAGACAAAGCAGGTTGCAATGAAAGATACATGATTGAAGGTAATCATGATGATTGGATGAATAGATTTGTTGAAGAGAATCCGTACTTAACTAAATATAGGTTTGCAGAATGCGTAAAATTAAAGGAAAGAAATTACAAGTATTATCCGATGGGAAAGTATCTCAAAATTGGGAAGCTTCACTTTTATCATGGCCATCATTTTGCTGGAGTTCATCATACCCGAAATCATTTAATAAGACTGGGAACAAATGTGATGTACGGACATCATCACGATATCCAACAAACATCTGTTACACATATAGACGGGGTTAAATCTGCATGGAGTATTGGATGCTTAAAGAATATGTCGGATGAAGAAAATGCTTGGCTTGGTGGAAGAAAAATTAATTGGTCACATGCATTTGCAATTGTTGACTTTTTTACAAAAGGACACTTTACTGTGCATGTAATACAGATTATTGATGGAAAAACCTCATTGTGGGGTGAATTGATTAATGGATAAAATATATGAACGAAGAGGAATTAAAGAAACAGGCAGAAGGTTTTTTGGGGAACTGGGTATGGCTATTTGTATCTGGAGTTGCTCTTTTATTATTTAAGTCTACTATAGAGACTGTTGTCGAAGGATTAAAAGTATTCCTTGGCAAAGATTTAAATACTGATGACGTTGTAATTTTAGACGGAAGACCTGCAAGATGTATAAGAGTAGGTTTTTGGAAAACGACATTTTTTGCTTATGATATAGGCGTAGCTAATGGAAAGCCTTTTGTTAAAGGTGGAACAAAGATACAAATACAAAATGACAAGCTTAAAGACCATGTGATTGAAAGTCCTTTACAAATGTTAGATTTAAGCAAATGGGAGGGTCAAAGTGTTACAAAAGATGGTGATTAATAAAATTGTTGATTTAATTTCAAAGCAATTTAAATTGTATGATATTATGAAATATGTCAAAGAGCCTAATGATGCAGATAAAAGAATTGATGCTCTTGAGCAAACAGTATTTCAACAAGGAAGACTTATTGAGATGTTATTATTAAATGAAAAAAAGGAGAAGTAAATGAAGAAAGTTGTAGCGTTAATAATAAAGAATTTATTTAGCGAAAATGTATTAAAATCAATTTTTGTTAAAGTTGGTGATTATTTAGTATCGTCAACAAAAAATAAATTAGATGATAAAGTTTGGGCAGTTTGTAAAGACAAATTATTAAAATAAATGCCAAAACAGGAATATAAAATATTAGAATTTCATGGAGGTACAAATAATAAATTTGATGCACGTGATATCGAAGATAATCAAAATGCATATTCAAGACTATCTATTAGAAATGTAGGTAGATTAACCAAAGAAGGTTCTTTAACAAATCTTTACAATAAAACTAATATTAGTGGCCATACGATTTCTAATGTAACTTCATCTGACGGGGGCTTTGAAAAAACTTATGGGTTATTTTCATTTGCTCATGATTATGATATGAATTCAACTCCTGCAGAAGGAGATACAAGTTTTATATGTATTAATGATGCAAATGAAATTGATATATATGACCCAAATACTTCTGGAATTGGAACTGAGATTGTTCAAAATGGGGATGATGTAGACCCAGGCGATACTAATTGGGGAACTGCAAATTCTGATGGAGATGGAGCAGATGCTTGGAGTAGCGCTAATCCTTCTGTATTTGATACAAGTGCAAATGAAGATGCTTCAATTTATAATACATTATCAGGAGATAAACTACAAGCAAATGTTAATTATGTTTTATCATTTGACGTTGTTACTGCATCATTAAATCTTGCAATTGGGGGAGGAGATGCTTCAGGGGATACTGCAGATGAAACGTATATTGCTGCTGCAGATTATGGAGTTGGCAGGCATGTTGTTTCTTTTACCCCTGCTGCTGCTGCAACACATTTATGGTTTACAGCTGATTCTTCTGAGATTTCGGCAGATGCTTCAATAAATAATGTTAGTTGTTCAATAAGTGGATGGAATGATGCAAAATTAACTTTAGGGTCTAGAACGGCAACAGTTAAACCTGAATATTACAATGTTGATGGAGCTTTAAGAGTTTGTGATTCAAATTTTCAAGTAACTGCAACAGGATACTTAACAAATAAAGACCCTCATACTAAAAACGATGAGGTTTTAACTATAGACACTGGCAGTGATGCTATTGCCGCAGGCTCTATTATACAGATTAATCAAGAGATTATGTATGTAACGACAGGATGCGGTTCTTCTGGGACATCTTTAACTGTAATAAGAGGTTTTGCAAATACTGAAATATCACAACATAGTAATAATAGTTCTATTTCTTATGTAAATGTTCCTAAATATTTTGGACATATAAAGCAAGATAGATTGTTTCAATGTGCAGAATCAAATTCAATTAATACTTGGGTCGAAGATATTGGAACTCCACAACCACCAAATAATACGAGAAAATCAGATGGAACAACTGGGACTCTTGCTCCAAGCCTTGGGATACAATCATTAAGAGTATATGACACTATTAGTGGTTCAACTGCAAATTATCCATCAGAATCTGAGAAAGTTGTTCTTGAATTTGGAGATGATACTCCTGATTTTGGAATTATAGCTGTTTCAAGGTCTGAGGATGTTGTCACAATAACAACAAGTGGTAATGGAGATAGCGAAACTGCGGACCATGGACTTACTGCTGGAGATGAAATTGTTATATCAAATGTATCACATGCATCAACTTCATTAACAAAATTAGCTGGAACTCACATTGTAGAATCAAGGCTTAACTCTACATCTTTTACAATTATAATTGAAGGATACGATGAAGCTGACTTAGATTATGCAAGTAATGATACAGCAATACAAGATTGGGGAGATTATAGTGCAACAGTCCCTGGAACTCTTAGCATAGATGTTACTGATACTGAACTGCCAACAAGTGGTAATTTTCCAATTCATATAACAGCACAGACAGGTGTTCCTGCTTTTAATGGAGTTTATTTTGCTACAGCAATTGATAATGATGAATGCTATTTTACTCATGCCTCTCATGGCGATGCTGGAGATGGAGATACAACAGGACAATTGCAATTATTATTAGGAACAATAACAAAATCTGGTGAAGATGCAATTGATGAAGATTTAAAGAGAAAATGGAATTTTGCAATGTCATTTACATATAATGGGCCTGGGCAAGAAGTTCAAGAGTCATTATTAACTCAAGGATATAAAATTACTCCAGTATTACAAGCTTCAGGAGCAGCAAATTTACATGCATTAGGAAGCACTGTTGCATTAGATGCTACTACTATAGTTGTCGATGATGGAACACAATTTAATGCTGGCGATATTATTATGATAGAATCAGAGCAAATGAGAGTAAATAGTGTTAGTTCAAATAATTTGCTAATTGGTGTTGGGGGAACTAATGTAGCTGGAAGAGGGTTTAATGGAACTACAGCAGCTACTCATGCAGACAATTTGCAAGTATATAAGGTAGAGGAATTAACTGCTTCAGCTGCAGTAGACTGGAGAGGAAAAACAGTAGCTCAAAAAGCAGTCATTAAAACTGTATATAATCATGGCGTGGATGAAAAAACATGGAACGCTAGAATTAATGGATTTAAAATATATATGAGAGATGTGACTGATGGGGATGAATCAAAAGAGTGGAGATTATTTTCTAATGTAAACTTTAATAAAGGAACATATACAATATTTGCTGCAGATGATTCTGAGGTTATACTTGAACAACCTGGAACATGGTCATCTGATGGGGCTGTTGCCTCAATAACAGCAGGAACAAGCATAAAAATTAAACCTGTTGATACATATTTATCAGAAAATTTATTTACAGAAGATACAATTATAGATGCTCAATATAAATGTTCAGAAATTGTTGGTAGGAAAATGTATATTGGAAATATAAAACAAGGAGGTAAAACTTATCCTGATAGAATGATAAGAACTCCAATCAATAAATTTGATACTTTTCCTGAAACAAATTATATCGATGTTGCTGTTGGAGATGGAGATGCTATAGTAGCCCTTGAATCGTTTGGAGATAGATTATTGCAATTTAAAAGAAATAAATTATTTGTAATCAATATTTCAGGACAATCAGAAATATTAGAATCAGAATATCCAAATGCTGGTATCTATAGTCGTTCTCAAGTTACTAAAACTAGCACTGGTATTGCATGGGTTAATTCATCTGGACTATGGTTTTTTGATGGGAATCAAGTCACAAATCTAACAAGACATTTGCAAGAAAATTTAACAACTGGTCTTGGTTCTATATTTGCAGAAGAAAGCACTTCTAATTATTTGATAGGGTATGAAAAGTATAGCAATAGGGTTGCATTTACGGATACAATTCAATCAGGATTTTTAACTCAATGGAGAATTTATGATATGGATTTACAAGCATATCAAAATACTTATCTTGGGGATTTTGCTCCATGGGGGACCGCTAATTATTATACAAATTTTCTAAACGATACTCAAGGAAATCTTGTTTTTGGCTACACCTCTTCTAATGAACCTACAAAAATGAATTTTTATGGATGGAAAAATCATGCTGGCGAAGGGCAAAGCACAGCTTTTAATACTCTTTGGACTAGCAAG